TGGGAATCCTGGGTCGTACCGATCCATACGTATTACCATACCCTCTATCAGAATCTGATTCACCGCACGCTGCTGCTGCTCGATGAGCAGAAGGATTATCCAACGATCATCGACGTATGCCAGCAGGCCATCGCGATCGACCAGTATGAGGAGGATGCCCATTACTATCTGATCTACGCCCTTTACCAGAGCGGCAATCAGTATATGGCCATGGAACACTATCAGCATGTCAACGACATGTTTTATAATGAGTTCGCCATCACTCCGTCCGCACGTTTTAAAGAGCTTTATAAGCTGATCAGCGACAAGAAGCACGGCATCACCATGGATTTAAGCACGATCCAGGAGACGCTGATGGAAGGAGCCAAGGAAAAAGGCGCATTCTGCTGTGAACCTTCCGTATTCCGGGATGTCTATCAGCTGGAGACCCGCGCCATCGAGCGTACCGGCGACTCCATCTTCTTATGCCTGATCACCATCAGTAACTTAAAGGGAGAATTATTAAAGCCCTCCGTACAGACGAGGGCCATGGATGAACTGGGTGAGTCCATCCGCACCTCTCTCCGCCGGGGCGACATCTACAGCCGGTACAGCGTCAGTCAGTACCTTATGCTGCTTCCGACAGCCACCTATGAAAACGGAGAGATGGTATTAAAGCGGATTATCCTGAATTTCAAAAAAGCGTATTCCAGAAAAGACTTATCCATTACGTATTCACTTCAGAGCATTATACCAAGCTAGTACTAATACTAAATTCTCAGGGCCGGAAACGATTATATACGTGTCCGGCCTGAATTCCGCCCCGGTACTGGGCCATCTCACTGACTGTCACCAGCTGATATCCCCGGTTCACCAGTTCCGGAATAATCACCTCCGCGGCATC